CTTAACCAGATCGAGACCGGCTTTGTTGATCTTCATATCGATGGTGATTTCGCGCGACATGTTTTTGATCAGGGCGTCCAGTCCTTCCACCTCGGCTTTGTATTGGCGGATCTTCTCCAGGGCCGTGGCATAGGTTGCTTCCAGGGCCGTCTTTTCGGCTTCGGCATTCTGCTTGATAGTAGTTTGGAGGCGGATTCTTTGTTCTTCAATATCGCTGATTTGTTGCATCTTTTCAGACTGCGACATATTGGCGAAATCAATCTTCTGTGTCAGTTGCCCCCAGGCACCGGCCAACTCGACCAGTTTCTGCTGCTTTTCTTTCGGATCGCTGAGCTGCTGATATTCTTTTTCCTGCTCGATCATGCGATCTTTTAGCGAGGATGCTTTCTGCTGGGCGGTGGCGTTGGGGTCAAGATATCCAAAACCGCCGGAGTAATCCCCCAGGACCTGCGCACGCTGTTCGGCAAAGAGTCGGTCGGATTCCAGAAAGGATGCCTGTATCGCCTGGATCTCTTTTTTCTTGGACTGCAGGGCTTGCAGGGTGGTGCTGGCGAATTGTTTTTCCTGGTTTAAAATATCGTGCTTGATTTTGGATTGATCCTGCAGACGCTGGATTTCGCGCTGTTTGATCAGGGTGTCGTATTCTTCCTGCTCTTTGGCAAGCTTTTCGGATGCGGCTTTATGCTTTTCCAGCATTTCCTTGGCTTTGGCTTCAGCAACTTTGGAAATTTCGTCGTCAGTTTCAGCCGCAGATTTTTGAGAGGAGGGTTTTGCCTTGCCCATATAAACATCTGCCGAGGTCAAGCCGAGTGCAAAGGTCCAGTTTTTCAGCCAGCCGGGAGGATTATCGCGGATGGTTTTCATTATGCCGGCGATCTTATTGCCCATACCAGTAAGACCTGGCATCAGGTTTGAGCCGATTTGCGAGGCAGTTTCCTTTACCTCATTATTAAATCTATTAATTGCTGCCTGACCGCCTTCAGCTGATTTTTTAGCGGCTTCGCCATAGGTTTTGTGGAGTTGCTCGGCCAGTTTCGGCAATAAGTCTGACGACATTATTTTGCCGAGTTCCATTTGTTTTAGAAGTTCAGCTCTAGTCATTCCCATGGCATCGGCGGCTAATTGCAGAGAACCTGGTAAACGCTCGCCGAGCTGATTATTTAATTCCTCGGCAGAAACTTTTCCTTTGCTCATCATTTGAGACAGCGCTAGGAATATGCCACTAGATTCGGCTGCTGTGAGCTTAAGAGCAGTTGCAGCTTCTGAAACACCAATAAAAATTTTACGTGTTTCTTCGCCCTGTATTGTTGAATTTCTTGTGGCTGCGGTGAATTTGGCAAAGGCCCCAACGGTGTCAACAAAATTAAGGCCAAGGCGCTGTGACTCTTCGCGGATAAATTGAATTTCACGAGCGGCCAGAGTTGCCGATCCAGAGACGGCCTGCATGGCGGCGGTGTATTTTTCGGTAGCCAGGGCGGCATCGATGCAGGATTTGCCATACATACCCAGTGCGGCGACTGTGGCCATCAGAGCACCGGGACCAGCCAGGGCGCTGAATGAAGAGCCGAGACTGTCCGTTGACTGTTTCAGATTCACCATTTCTTTATCAAGACGCGCAGTGGTGGTGGATAGTGCAACTTTTGCCCGACCAATCTCCTGGGCGGAGGCGACTCCGGATGCCTTGATTCGCTCATAGGCTGCGACACTTGCGGCTTTTTCCTTTTCGATGGCGACGGTGGAGCGGATGCCGAGCGATTCAAAGGCCCCGGCCAGGCTGTCGGAAACCGCTTTGCCGCTGCTCTGCAGTTTGCGGATCTCTTGTTCGGCCTTGTCAATATTTGCCGATATCAGAAATCTAACGTCTTTAGCCATTGTTCCCGTCCTGTGGTTGATCTTCTTTGTGGAGATCCTCGACCGCTGCCAGCAGTTCAAGATCATCCCAGGTCAATTCACCATGTTTCTGCTCAAAGGCCCGACAGATTGTGCCGGGGTCCACCAGGTTAGCCAGCCGGATCTGTAAGCCGCGCAGGGAAAGCAACTCCCGATTGTGCGCTGATACTGGCGGTATCCAGCACCCCTGCTCTGTTTTGCAGGGCTTGATAACTCCGTCTGTGAGCCATGCGTCCTGGCACGCCGCGCAGCTGACCTCGGTATAGGTGAGGGCTGCCGCGACGTGCTCTATCAGTTTTTTTTCTTTTGCTCCTGTTCCAATATCAACATGCGCTCAAACGAGAGCGGCGCGTCACGAACGGCCAGGCGGAATTCAGTCCAGTCCGTCATGAGCAGTTCTATATTTTCGGACGTAATTTTCAAGGGTCGGGAGTTGCCCTGCTCATCCAGATCGTCACTGTCTACCAATCCCTCGACATCGATGACGACACGGGCGGCAAGCAGCAGGTTGAACAGGTTTTTGTCTTCTTTGATTTCAGCCAGGCCGGTGGTGGTGTTGATGGTTGTTTCACTGCTTTGAGCGCGCAGATCTTCCCAGTCGGCTTGCGAGATGTAACGGCAGAGGATACGGACTTCATCGTCTACCGGGACCCAGGCTTTCAGATCTTTTTTGCGGAGGCGTGCTACGTCTTTCATGGTTTGTTCCTTTCTTGCTTCATTGAATTGCATCCGATGAGGCCGGATATAGTTCGATCACGTATCCGCCTGCGGCGTATCCTATCTCACTAAAAGGACGGTAAGGAGGCCCAACTGCGGGACCTCCGACCCCGGAAGGATCGAGGCCCCGCCGAACTTTAAGCCGTCAGTAAACTGGTTGTGAGCGTGTTGGTGACATTAATCCACAATGGATCTGTATTGCCGGTCATGCCGGTGGGGGCGGCTGTTGCGCCCAGGACTTCGAACTCGCGGCTGTTTTTGATGATGCCGGAGTTGTACGGGTTGTCGTAATTCTTTGGTTTGAGGTGCGGCATCTGGAAGCGCAATAAATATGGGATAGCGCCTTCGATGATCGGGCCGGTGCAGATAATCTCGGCTTTTTTACTGACGTTGTTCTTGAGATCGGTGCGGCCGGTGAGGTTGGCGGTGCGCCCCTGGTCGATCTTCAGTGAAGCGGTGAACATGCCGTCGTTGGTCGGCTCGTCGATCAGGTCGCGCGGGTTGGTATCGGCGGAAACTACGGAGCCATAAACCCCGGCCTGTTTACGTTCAAAGGTGAGCTCCAGCGAGGCGAAGCCGACTTTGTCACCGGCTGCCAGAGCGATACCGGACTGGGCATTGACACGAAGCTCGGTTTGACCAGCATAAACGCGGTTGGCGCGCTCCAGAATGGTGACGTTGTTAAATGTTGTGGTGGTGTTGGTGCCATCCAGTACGACATCGGTACCGGGTCCGGAGATGGTGATCTGGCAGGGCTTGCCGGTATCCCATTTAAAAACGACTTTGTTAGGCTTCCAGGAGCTGATTGATTCTACCCCCAGGCTGCCGGGCATACCGCACAAGGTGCCAAACAATCCGTCGTTCTTCAGGGCCACTTTCATGATGTGATCATAGGAGAGCGTACCGGCGGCGTGCACGGAGGGCGCTGCCGAGGTGCCCATGATGATGGCGATCATGGAGAGGATCTTGCGGTCGTTATAACGGAGGTAAGCCGGGACGGTGCCGTCACATTTGACTTCACCAGCGGTTGCATCGACAGAGAACAACTGGCCGCGGCTATCATCGATGATATTGGTGGTGTCGGCTTTGAGGCCTAGATCGAGGCCGAGTAAACCATCACCGGCGCCACAGGCAACCGGCGTGTTCCAGACGGAACCTATTTTAAATCCATATCTGAGTTCTGCGCCGTTGCTCATTTCTGTTTACCTCCGGCTTTGGGTTCTACTGCTTTTGGTTGTTCCCAGGGGGCCAGCCATTCAGGAGAGGGGCGCTCGAAAAGCTGATCACCCCATTGCGCCTCTTCCATCGTGTATTCTTCACCCTGGGTGATGTTGGTATTGAGGCCGGGGTGGAATCCGGCGGTTATTTTGGCTTTGACGGTGATCTGCATAATGTGCCTCATTCCTGCCCGTAGGGCGTGACGTAGAAGATGGTGAAACTGACCTGGACGCAGCTGAAGATTTCGTCTCCGGCCTGGACGGCTACGGATGATTTGCAGCCGTCGATGATTTCGATCAGGCCTCCGAAGTGAAAGTCGGAGTAAAGGGCTTTGACCAGATCGGCTTTGAGCATCCTGCCCTGGGCTCCGTCCAGATCGTCGGCGATGAAGCCTTCCCAGGACATGGGATACATGTGGTTGATTTCGCCCATTTCGGGAGGAGTCGGGCCGACTTCGACACCTGTCAGGAGATCACCGGGAAACCAGGCGATGCAGGGCATTACCTCGGGGTGCTCGGTGTACTCGAGGTTTTTGAATACATAGGCACCGGCATCGGTGTTGTAACCATTGGCCCCGGTGACGGTGAGCAGCAGGTCGGCGATGAAGCTGTCTATCTGGTCCTGTTTGGTCATTTTTTCACCGCCACCGTGACGCGGGTAAAGCCGGAATCAAGTTGTTGGGGTTTGGTGTGCAGCCGGTATTCAACCCCGCCGATCATGAAGGTGTTGGTGCCGCTGATTTCCGCCAGGGCGCTGTTGTCGCAGAGAAATGACGGTTGCAACAGGCCACCGGTGGCTTCGAAGGGTGAGGCTGCTTCGAAGTCCTTGCGGAATTTGGCGCGGATGATCTGGCCGGTAGGTACCCCCAGTTGGTAGACCTCGATATCTTCGCCGGTGGCGTCGAGGATATCGGCTATGTCGGTGGGGGAGAATTTCATTATTCGAACGCAGCCTCAACCTCAATCTCAACCCAGCCCTGTGATTTCCAGTGCGCAACCTGATCAGGATGAGCTAAGACGGATTCGCCGTCTTTTACCAGTTCGACCAAATCAGGATCTACTTCCGTTGCTGATACTTTATTGTTCCGTGCCATGTGGCACCTCCTTAATCAGAATGAGGGGCGGGAGTTATCCCGCCCCATTATACTAGTTACCGAGCAGCAGGGCTGTGTGCTGTGCAGCGACGACCTTGACACCCCATGCGACACCAACCTCGTACTGATTGGCGTGGTAGCCCTTGTACTGGGCGAAGCGGAACGGAATGCCTGTGATGGGATCCTGAATGATCAGTTCATCGGTGGCAGCATCGCCGCCTGTTGGCTGTTTGGGCAGACGGGCCAGCAAGTGGATGGCGCTGCGGCTAAAAGCCATGGAGCGTGAGCAGGTACCGACAACTACGACAGCGTTGCCGTCTGCCAGGGTGTTGCGCAGACCGGGGGCATTGATGGTGATCGAACCAGCGGCGGCCAGACCGACCTGTACGACATACTTGTCCTTGGTGTTGGTGCCGAAGGTGACGATATCGCCAGCCAGGATGGTGCCGGTGCCGGTTTTGATGGTGACGGTAGTGGCACCGACAGCATGAGCGCCGTTGATGACGTAGGGGCCGGTGTTGTTGCCGACTGATGTGGTCGTGATGATCTTGCCGGACTCGCGCAGCTTCAGGCCATACTGATCGATCAGTATGCCGTTATCCAGTACGCTTCCGCCCTGATAGGCCGTTGGACCATAGAGAGTGCGAACAGCAGCACCAGCGATAGTGTCGAGCACCAGTTGTGCATCGGCCATGGGGGCACCGTTATCAACCAGAATCTTGCGAACTTGGGCGGCTTCACCCAGGTTGGTGCCGAAGATGGCGGCCGGGGTGGTAGCATGTGCGGCATAACCACGGGAGAAAAAGAGCTGTAACGCGGCCAGATCTGTTTCGATCTCGTTGCGCAGGGTGCGCAGGGCCTGGGCAATCTTGTTGTCCTGAATCTTGCCCTTGACCATCTGGCCCATTTTGGCCTCGTCGTCGCCGGTCCAGTAGAAAGGAACCGATCGGGCCTTGGTCAGTTTCATCGTGCCGGTGCCGACCGTCTCATCAATGAAGGCCGGCGCGGCTGCAGCGGGGGTGATGTCGCGGGCGGTGCCTACACCAGTGATGTCGTAGGTGATGTCCTGGTTGAGGGCTGCCTGCTCGGCGGCACCGGAGATGGTGACGGCGTTGATCAGGCCGGTGGGCTCGTTGCTGACGTTGTCAACGGTTTCGTAAATGAAATCGATCAATCCTGTGAGTGTGTTTGACATGGTGATGCTCCTTTGGGCGGGTTATTATCCCGCAAGAAAGTTGCCGCTGTGCGGCCAGTTGGTTGGTTGTTAATCGATGATTTTAGTTCCGGCCTGAATTACAGATCTTTGACCAGATGGAGTCAGGGCATTGAAATCTAACCGCTTCATGGTTGTGATCTGGTTACTTTGCTGGTCAACTCCTGGCGGGACAACCGGGGGGGCTTCATCGTTAAGTGCTGCGGCAGCGACTTTCTGGAGCTGTTTTTCTGCTCCGATGATGGCAAGCGCTGCATCAGCGGCGGTTGACACACCATCGGCGGCCATTGCTTCGACCAATGCTTCGTGGCCGGGGATCAGGGTGGCACGGACGGAGGCGATACGGTCGCGCTCGGCCAGGGCACCTTCAGTGCGGGCAGTTGCTACGGTAGTTGGCATATCAGCCAGGGCTTCCGCAGTGATTGCCTCTACCAAATCGGGGTGTTCGGCTTTCAAGGTTTCAATGTTCATGGTTTTTCCTTTCTGTTTTTTGGGTTGGGTTGACATAGCAACTATTAACTGGGAAGCGGACACTAAATCCTGTTTTACTGCGGACATATCGGCAGACATCCGATGGTTACAATCCTGTAGTGCTACACAGGCCAGCGCACGGGCTGTTTCCGAATCTTTATCACTGCCTGTATCTATGATTTCATCTACAAAACCGTGATCAACCATTTCATCACCGAAAAGATAGGTTTCAGCGTCCATCATCTTTTCCAGTTCCGGAAGTGTCTTACCGCTGCGCTTTGCATAGGCTTTCATGATCATCCCGGACATGCCTTTTGTTGCTGCGCCATATTTCAGAATTTCATTGTGATCTCCAAAAACTCCGCCTCGGACGTTATGAATCATGTATATGGCGTTATCTTCGGCAACAATCCGATCAGCAGCCAGCGGGATATAACTAGCCATGCTCATGGCATAGCCAGAGAGTCGAGCGATAGTTTTTCCGGAGTAATTGCGGATCAGGTTGAACATTTCCAGGCCTGCGAAAACTAATCCCCCTGGACTTGATATGGTGATTTCGACATCATCACCATTGGCTCCATTCAATGCTTCGCGCAGATCCTGGGGGGTCGTATCCCATCCAATAATTCCGCTTATCGTAATTGCTTTCATGATTACTCCGTTTCCAGATCAGTAGTGTCGTCCGGCTCTTCGACTATCGTCGCAGGTACCGGGGTGGGCAGTGCTTTGGCATCATCCAGACCGGCTTCGAGCAGCATCCGTTTTTCTTTGACCAACTGCGGGAACTTGCTTTCCCAATCCGCGCCACCATAAGGCATGGCGCTGCATTCTTCGGCATGGGTGGTCAGGTTCAGGGCCATGCGCTTTTCAGCGGCGTTGATCTCTTTGAGCGGATCGATCTGTCCGGCAGCATCGCCGATCCAGATGGTGCCGAGGTAGGCTTTGCGGATGACCGGATCGGAGAAAAAGCCGGGGGCGGAAAGGCGACCGGTGGCTACGGCTTCGGTGATGATGGCTTCGTAGACCGGCTGACAGAAACTTGTTACCAGCCAATGACGACGGCGGTTGAAATATGCCCAGGCTTCGAGCAGAGCGGCGCGGGCGGCGGAATATGATGCCGTGAAATGCTTAACCAGCAGCTCGAACGGGATCTCCAGTGCAACACCGATCTGGCGGCATAGGGCGGTGACGAAGGGATCAAAGGCCGGATTCGGTCGACCAGGGTTAACGCTGGAGACTGATTCGCCCGGCTGCAGGCCGATAATGGAGCCGTAACCCATTTCGATCCCGGTTTCAGCCGGGTTTGCGGCTAAGGTATCAGGATTCTGAGGCAGGGTCTGTGAGGGGTCACCGGATTCGTTGGTTATAAAGACCGACAACATGCCGGAGACTACAGCGGCCATAACTTCGGCGTCGGTGTAGCGGCCCAACTGTTTGATGATCTCCAGCACGGGGGCCAGATAGGGCACGCCACGGGTCTGGCCGGGGCGGGTCTTGTCGTAGTGGTGCAGCACCTGGGGTGCGCCGGTTATCTTGCCAAAGGCAGGCAAACGGGTCCAGGTCAGTTTGCTGTTTTTTAGATAGCGCAGGCCTCCGGGATGCTGATTGCAGACCCAATACGCAACAGGTGCCCCGGTGCCGTCCTTTTCTACGCCGGCGGCGAGGGTGCTGGTGTCGGCGATGCCGTTTTGATTGATGATGCGGGCGGCTTCGACGATCTGCAGCTTTAGGGAGTACGGCGATCCGGGACGCCTGAAGCGCGGCATATTGGTGAAGACGTCGCCGTCTTCGAGGGTTTTGAGCAGTACCAGCCCCTGCAACAGTGAAAAGGTGAGCTGACGTTCGGCGTCGATCTCGCGGGTGTCAGTGGCCAACAGGAATTCGCGCTCGGCCTGACGTTCCCAAAGGTTGGCGGCTTCTTCATCCAGTTTGAGAACTTCACGATTGATCTGGCTTTTGACCTTGAGGCCGGTGCCGACGACTTTGGTGATGTTAGTTTTTACGGCACCGACGGCGATGGCGGAATTGCGTAGCATGTGCTGAGATTCTTCACGCAGGAGCCGCAAATCGGGCAAAATGGCGGTATCGGCGTCGGTTTCGCGGCGGTTTCCGGCCTGATTGGCGCGACGGGTGCGGTCTGCTGCGGTGTAGCCTCCAACCATGGCCATCTGGGCGCGAATTTTGAAGCGCTCTTGACCCAGGCGGGGGCTGAAAAAGTTGACGACCTGATCCATAGTGGTGACCGGGACGTCAATCTTGCGGTTGCCTATGGTTATCTCACGGGCGAGGCTCATAATGGTATGACCTGACGAACACGACGGGCACCGCCGGAGGCTGCGGGGGTAAGCCGCTGCACTCTGCCGTTCCAGATATCGATCCCTTTTTGCAGATCAGACAGATTGGCACGGGTGAACTCAGTGCCATCGATGACGATCTTTTGCCCGGCCAATACCTTGACCTCGGCGGCCAGATAGGCGTCGAGCCGTGCTTGTGCAATTGTCAGATCAATACCGGCCATGTAGTCTCCTATAGATGACCGGTATTTTCAGGGAATAATTATGTTCTGTCTAGGGTGCATTGGAGGGCATTGGAGGGCATTGGCACAAAATGTTGTGGTTGATGTGAAAAAACTACCCCATATTTTGTGTTTTTCGCATCTGACGGACGTAACTCTGCAGCTCGGAAGCCAGGAAGCGGAGACCCTTGCTGGTGCTGTTGTCGCTATAGGCCGATAGACGGCCCTCATCGACGCGTCGCAGGATGGTGGTGCGGCTGACGGAGAGCATTTCGGCGGCCTCATCCAGACGGACCAGGACGCTGCTTTCAAGTATTTCACGCTTGTACTCCCGGATCTCTTTGCGGGTAATCATTTCGTTATCCATTCTGGACTCCTTTGCTGTAGATCCGGCGGGTTGTCTTTGTGATTGTCGGTACTGTTTCTTTTTTTGTGGTATCGGCCTGCTCGAGGAGGTGTTTGCTAAAGGCAACATAGTTCGGGTTGCAAATCTCCCGGACAGCCATGTTGCCAACCCTTACATCTAATGCCTCGTTGCGCACAAACCCCGGCCTGATCTTCCATATGGTTTCCATCTTGCCGGTGCGGCGGTTCTTTTCTTTGACGGCGTGCTCGGCAGTGAGCATGCGGAAATATTCGAAGTCATAGCCGTGATACATAGGGAAGTGGCAGGATCTGGCCCCACCCGGCTCGTTGATCAGCCAGGTGAAGAGCGCGTCTTTGCCGCTGGCTACGCCGATTTCATAGAAGGCGACCTTATATTTCGGGCTTTTGCTTGGTTTGCGCGGTACCAGGGGGGCTGTGCTGTTGCTGGAGCCCTTGTGTGCCAGGTAGCGACGGGAACGCTTGACGAATTTGGCAACCATGTCGGCGCGGAAGCCGAGGTCAACTCCCATTTTTGCGAGGGGAAGTTCGGCGCCGGATTCGTGCTGCCAGGTGGTGACGGAGGCCCAGTCGTGCAGCTGATCCCAGACGTCGTCTTTGGTGGTGTCACCATGGAAGGTTTTATATTCGACTCCCCAGGATTCATGTCCGGGGCCCCAGGCGACGGCTTCACATTCCAGGCGGTTGTTTTGGACATCGACATCGGCAGTCAGGAAACAGGCCTGCATAGGAACGCGCCAGGCGGCACCTTCGGGGGTGTAATGTTCCCGGCGGGCGTAGAGTTCCTTTTCTTTGATGGTTTCGCCTTCGGCATCTTCTGGCAGCGGGAGGCCCAGGCAGTCGTTGTAGAAGTATTTGAGGTTCTCGAGTGTCGGTTCACTAAGGGTGATCAGGTAGGCCTGGGCGATTTCGTTGAAATAGACGAACCTCGACAGCATGGGCGGGACGTGCCACCAGACGGAGGAGGGGCGCAGGTGGATGACTTTGTCTTCGCGGCGCTTCCATTTTCCGGCCAGTACGGCGTCGTCGCGATCGTCTTCATCCCATTTGCCCTGGCATTGTTCGCATTCGTACCAGGCGGATCCGTTATCGGCCAGCAGCATGGGGTCAATAACGCCTTCGACCCAGCGGATCTGGTTAAATTTGAGGGTTTGTTCGTGTCCGCAGTGGGGACAGGCGGCGTAGTATTCGCGGACCTCTTGAGCGTGATTCTGGGCGTTCCAGACGGGACCATCGACGGTGCTGCAGGTGCAGGCGTCCATGATCTTGCGGGAGTGCTTGAAGGCGCGGGTACGGGCGTAACTCTTTTTGAGGGCGGAGGCTGGCCAGAGGTCGATCTCATCGCGAAACAGGTATCTGATCGGCTTGGAGGCCAGTCGGCCTTCTGAATTACTCCAGGCGAGATAGATGGTCATGCCGTTACGCAGGCGGATACGTTGACGGCCGAGATCGTCTGGGTTTTTAGTCCGTAGTTTCCGCAGGGTAGGTGTATCGCGGAACATAGGGATCAGGCGATCGCTGATGGTGTCGCCGCCAGTGGCTTGATCCTGCATGACCAGCAGGGTGGGGCCGGGTGCTTCGTTGGATACGATGCCGATACAGTTGTGCAGTACGTCGGTTTTGCCCCCCTGGGAGCCGCCGGCGATGGTGCCGTGTTGGAAGTGCTCTTGACTGAAGGTATCCATGATATCGACCAGGTGCGGGGCGACATCGTTGGACCAGGGGCCGGGCAGTGGAGAGATATGAACGTATCTATTGCCTTGTGCCCACTGGGAGCCGATGTTGCCGGTACCGGCACGCAGGGCCAGGCGCTCGCCGGGATAGAGGCGATAGGAGCGCGGCGGAGCGGCTGGCAGCCAGGAGTAGTCTTCGGCTATTTGGGGGGCGGTGGCGGGCATGGGGTCAGAAGGTAACCGTGGCGGTGAGGACGGCAGCGGCCAACCAGTATATTGTCCGGCGGGTGTCGCCTTGACCCATATATACGGCAGCGGCCAACCAGTATATTGTCCGGCGGGTGTCGCCTTGACCCATATATACGGCAGCGGCACCGATGTTGAGGGCGATGATGATTGACGGAAACAGATATTTCAGAATCATTCCTCTTCCTCTTCCGGTCCTTGTATCGGGCGGCTGTAGTTGTCCAGGACTTTGCGATTGATGCCGAGCAGGAAGCTGATCAGCTCGGGGGCTTTCTGGGGATCCCCGCCGGATAGTTTGATGATGCGGGTGGCGCTGGAACGGGCGGAGGCGTCCAGATGTGTCTTGAGATCGGCGGCACGCGCGGCGAGCTCGACTTCGACATGTTCACGAGGGATGAGCTCACCCTGGCGTTCTTTGAGTTTGAGTTCGCGCAGTCCGGCGTCGCTGGAGATGCGGCGGATCTCCTCGAGGAGTTTTTGTTCCTGCAGGCTGCTTTTTTCTTCCGATGAACTGCCGTCTTTTCTATTCAGGTGTTGCCGGGCGTATTCCTGGACGCTAGAGATGGTATATTTGCCGCGATTATCGGGGCGGATCTTACCGGCATCTTTGTGTTCGTAGATGGTGGATTTGCTGATTTTCCATTCGGCAGCGTCGAGGAAGATGACGACATCGAGGAGAGAGTCGAAGGCCTGCTCGCCGGATGTTTCATATCGGTCGACACGGAAGTCATTAAGCGCGGTTTCGGCTTTTTTGAGGCTCTTGAGGTTGGCTCCGGTGGGTTTGCGCTTGGCCAGCTCCAGGCAATCGTCACGATGCTTGATCAGGCGCGCTTCTTCCTGATCTAAGGTGACGGTTATGTCGGTTGAGGGGGTGGTCATGCGGTTTTATTGTGTCTCGACATATAATCTCCGTTTTTTAAAGGCTGCGGACGCTCCGCGCCGTTTAACCACGAAATACAACGGACGGGGCCGTTGATTTCGGAGTTATAAATCTTCCTGCTACAGATCGTCGAAAATGACCGGGATGCTTGTTTTCATCTCTGCCAGCAGCGGAGCAGCCACTTCCCGCATTTGAGGATGTGCAGCCGCCGACGTGCGGAGCTTGAAAAAGTGCCGCCACTCGCGGAGATTCGCCGTCATCACGATTTCCGTTTTCAGGCTGTTCGGCAGTACAGAACGGGCTTGTTCCGGTTTCCATCCCGCTTCGCGCAGGTTCCGGTAAACCTGTTCAATTTCAAGGCAGTTTTTCGCCCACATCGTTTCCGCATAATCACCAGTCAGAATGTGGGCATCGTTCGTGTATTCCCCTTCGGTGAAGCTGGTCCAGGGTGGAATAATGTACGAGACGTGACCGCCCTTGTAATCGCAGTAACGAGTGCTTTCCTGACTGTAGCTTGCCAGCCGGTGACGCACAATCTCATGTGTCACGCCACGGTCACAGATGAAGCGAACGGTAGCGGTTGCATGTTCTACAACCGATTCATGCCCACGCTTCAAAATCATCTCGGCAAACTTCGGCGCAGAATCAACGGTGATTTTGTCCTCAGATTTGTAGCAGGTACGGCCAGCGGCCTCGATCAGTTGCAGTGCATCGGTGTTGATGTACAGAATTTCCGCAGAAGGTTTAACGAGTAACATCGGATTCTCTCCTTTCGATTTCGCGGGTCAGATACCACGCAGCTTTTTTCAGGTCTTCAAGTTCTTTGGCAGGGTCTTTCTTGCCAGAACGGGAAATATACTTGACGGTGTTCCCGAGACAGAAACCGAGTTGCCACGCCTCAATAACCTTGATAGCCTCGTAAGGGTTCTCTTTCCCGCCGTAGTGGTCTGGATGATTTACATGTTCTTTCGTTTTCAAGGTTGCTCCTTTCGTGGAGGAAAATTTATAACCATGCCTTGGTGCTGGCTGTAAAAGCCCAGCAGCACAAGGCACAGCCGTTAGATTGTCATTGGCAGATTGCCGCCAACTTGCAAAACTCTTCTATTGCACCGTGAACACTGCCAGTAAATATCCGCGCCAGAGAAGAATGGATTGCTGAGAGTCCCTTGGTGATCGCCTGAAGCACAAGCATCATCCATTGCCTTTTGCCTTGCCTCAAAATCCTTTGCCAACTTCTCCCACTGTTCAGGAGTGGTGTCGTCAATCGCTTTTTGTAATTTATCAATATCCAGCATTTCCCCTCACAATCTAACCAGCTTATTCCAGCCGGTGAACGGCTAAAACGCCATCCGTTATGCGAATCCCTGTCCGCGCTCATACATCAACCATTTTTCTTTTCCCTGCCGCTGATAGTAAAACTCCGAGAGAGGGCCGACCAGATGAATACGCCAGTCGTCTTCTGGGTAAAGTGCCGCCATTGATTCCGCCTGTTTCACGGTCAGGCATTCGTGATACTCAAAATCAGGAGATTCCGACCAGATAGGTTGTCCGTCTCGGAGAAGCATTGCAGAGCCGAAACCGACGCTGATAACCTCATCCATCGGAAGGGGAGAAGTACCCTCAATTTGCGGCAACTTCGCATAACCAGCAAATGCAGCGGGGTTCACCCCTTCGTTGCACTTGCACACCATTGTTGACGTATCTACCATTGATTTACACATATTATCTCCCGCTGATTTGCAAAGCCGTTATGCCCGTAATGCTTTAACGATAGTTGCCCTGACAACTTCACGGACGCTTTTCACATCCATTCCAAGGTCAATACAAACGTCTATCGCAGAGAGGATGTCATTTTCCATAACGCCTGACAGTTTCCCGGCTCGCTCAATGGCTTTTTCGCCTTCCTGTAAACGGTTAACTGACCATGCAGGTTCGCGCTGGATCATCTGCCAGATAGTGCAATTGTTGCCTTCTGAGTCCTGATAAATTTTTGATGTGTCCAAAATACCCTCCTTTGCCACCGAAATGGCATAACAAGCGCTATGCAGCAGGCCGAAAAGGCCCGGCTGCTGACGCTTGTTCGTTATCCTTCCAGCGCCTTCGGATCATTAATCATAAGATCATCCCAGGCCTTCTTTAGTTCTTCACGGCAGCCATACTTTCCCCAGTTGCTCCAGTTCTTGGAGCCATGTTTGATGCAGCAGCCCTGATCGTACTGATTTAACCCGTAGCACCGGTAAAATTCGAAACCAGCTTTCAGGAGTCCGCCTGGTTGATTCCAACCGGACATGATGATTTTACCGTCGACGCCGGTTTCGATATGACCTTTATCTTTTAGTTCCCTCAGCTTACGTTCAGCCGCTGCAAAAGTAGGAAATGGCTCAAGCACTGCCCAACCGTTCACAGGATCCGCTTCAGTAATTTCGATTTTCTTTTCATTCCTGGTGTAGCGCACCAAAGGGAATCCGGCAGACAGGACTTTCATCTGGCATTTAGAAAAAGCCCCCAGTGGGAGTTTGTCCGGTTCGTCTTTAAAACAGATACAATCTAGGTTGATGGTGTCATCCATGCAGGTTTCGCCATAGGGACAGATACGCCATTCTTTGCAGATTTTATCCCGCATGCCCTGTTCTTTTTCGGATATCCCGACGGTCTCGGCTGCTGATGGTTCTTCTACCTGGTCAAACAATGAGTATTGGATCAGGTCACTTTTGATTTTAGCTTTCATGTCAGAGCCTCGCTTCGACTGTTACCAGTTCTACCCGACCGGCGACATAGGTGGCTGCGGATCCGTGACGCAGTATCCGGTGTTCGCTTTCCTGTCGTTTCCAGGCGACATGGCACGAGGGGCATTGATAGTGCCCTTTTGGAAGGTCACCGAAGAGGGGAGTGCAGCAGAATAAATTCAGATCTGCTGTGTGGCCACATTTACAGGTGATGTTCATCCAGGCCATGTTATTCACCACGCAACATCATGACGATCTCAATCCTTTCGTTCCAGTGTTTGTAATCGGCGGGCATGAGCATGAGGGGCGATGTGGGTCCGAAGTATTTTATGATTGTTTCATCGCTGTCCATAGATTTGAGTGCCTGGATTAAATAGCGGCTGTTGATACGGATTTTTATCTGGCTGTCACTCATACAGGGGATGGCGGCACGGGCGGTGCTGTTTGCCCCCAGGGCGGAGATGGTGATGGTTTCTTCTTTGATATCCAGGTTGACGCTGCGGTATTGGTCGTCACTCATTATACAGGTGGATTCGAGAGCGGTGATGATGGCGGAGGTGTCAACGGTGATGATGTCGCCGGGGCCGGTGGGGATGATCCCGCGGACGTCGGGGAAGGTTCGGGAGCCTTCGTTGACACAGACGGAGATTGAGCCGGTCTGGAAGTACAGGCGACACTGTTTTGCTACTCGCCCGACAGATATGCCGGCGGTTATTCTGCCGAGCAGGTCGGATGCTTTATGCGGCAAGGTAAAGGTGTGTTGTTTGAATTTATCCTGGATGCATTCTCCAGGGATTTCGAGGGTGGCCAGTGACAGGCGATGGCCGTCTGTGGCGGAGACGGTGAGGAGCCCGTTGTCCGATAATATGAAGTTGATGCCGTTCAAGCTGTCTTTTGATACATCCCGGCAGGCGGCGTGGGTTACGGCGTGGATGCAATCAGCCATCCGGCCGGCGGGCATTGAGTAAATTATGACCTGGTTGTCGTCGGTGTATCCGATCGGGAAGTCCATAGGATGAAGTCCGCTGATTTCATAGCTGGCACCGCTGCCGACGATGGCGGTTTTGAGGTCGTCTCCGGAGGAGATTACAACTTCTCCGGTACCGCAGCTTTTGATTGAGGACATGAACTTTTCAGCGGGCAGTACGATCATGCCTGCTCGCTCCATGCTTACACACTCCAGCGCTACGGAGGCAAACAGTTCCATGTCGGTGGCGTGCAGGTCTATACGTTTCCCGCCGGCCTTAGCTCCCATAAATATGCTGCCGGTATATTCTCCGATTTTCTTTTTGTCTACGGCGCCCATGATTATCCCGAGGCCATATTCCACATCCGATCGATTCATTACAGTATTCATTGGTTGCCCTTTCTAAGGAGAGGATTTTTCCGCCCTCCCCCTCAGCGCCGCGCGCCCGTTTTTTTTAACCGCTTAAGACAACTGGCCAGATAGAGGGTCCGGTGTCTGGATCCGCTGCCGGTCGATCATATCCCGTACACAAGCCGGGGACTTGCCGAGTAATGATGCGATGTAGGAGGGATGCAGTGCTGCCAGGTGCAGAAACAGAAACTTGATATATTCCTCCGGCTGCCACTCGGTACCCCGCAGCACTGGGATGAACGCCCGAGCAGGGGAGTTGGATCCGCATGACTTGCAGTAGGTACGCTTCAGGAGGGCGAAGGCCTCCAGGGCAAGCGGGCCGGTGATGACGTTCCGGCAGCTGGGACAGATCGGGCCAGCCGGCAGGTATTGCTCCCGGATCCACCACCAGGCGGCGCCACGTTCAACAACACCAAGTACCTGGCTAAGCTCCATAACTCACCACACTGCAAATTGATTCCGACATTCCGGAACTCGAAAAAGTTACCGCTGACGAAAAGCCCGCGAGCTTTGCCGCC